TATTATTACCTTTACCCACTTACGTCCCTGTGTCCCAAGTCCGGGATGGAAGCTAAAGCATGAAATGGAATGATTATGGAATAAACAGAATGGAATGCGATAAATGGAATGAAATGAGACGAGTTTATTAGGTCATGATATCTTGGAGTGTATCAGTGTCAAGTGGCTTGAGCATGGAGAATTTAGTCCAGAAACGAATCCTGGACGATATGGTCATCGCTGGCAGGGACGCCACCGTGCTGTTGTCGGCGGAGAAGGCTCCGACTGCTACGGGCTGGATGGTGGAGGGGCTTGCGGTGGTAGCTGCTACGTTGTCGTCCGTCTTGGTGTTCTTCTTGGAATGCCACCACAAGCGTATATGGCACTTCGCGCCAGTCATCTCGGGGTGGAACCTGAGGCGAGCTACCTTGATGTTGGCTAGCTGTGCCCATTGGTCGACCCTGAGGTCCTGGATGTCTCCCCAAGTCCAGTCGTTGTTGAGCTTGGCCATGATGATGAGGTCTGGGTAGGAAGCGGCAGTAACGTAGTTCGCGGACTGCCTTACCCAAATGTCTAGGCAAGCCTTCTGGACCTCGTAGTACATGTAGTTCGCCGCTAGTTCTTTGAACCCCGTAGCATATTGTGACCCCGCAGTGTACATAGGGTCAAGCGGATTATTTATTGTCCGCGTGAACGCTGTAACGGCCACGGAAGACGCTGCTGCTAGGCTAGGCGCGAAGGCCTCTGTTATAGAGTGTACTAGGCGCACCGACTTGGTTGTGGCTCTTAGGCCGAACATATTCGCAACCGTATTGTTAGTACGGCCGCGCGCTGCTCTGGCCTTATAGCCGCGGCGATAACGCCTAATGGTTCTACGGGCGCGCCTCGCGGTCTTAGTAGTATACCGCGCGCGCTTGCGAGGGCGAGAAGAAAGCTTTTTAAAAGGACTCCTACGCTTGTAAACCATTTATTAATTTTAGGAATCAGAGGCGGGAACGGTGGCGTCATCAAGGCTGTCCTGAACTCTCATCGCTGGCGGGATGTACGATGAAAAGTCCGGGGACGGCGGACTGGCGGCTAAGTCTTGGCCGCGCTCCGTCATGTGGCGGCAGTTCGTCCCCAAGCGGCGGCGTAGTGCATCGCGTATAGGCAACTCCTCGTTCGGATACCAGGTCATCGGGTCCTGGTTCGTACAGATTATTATCCTCGTCCATGCGGCCATCTTGTTCATGTACCTGCATGGCAGCTGCAGCCTCCACTTGTCTAGTATCCTGTTCATTAGGGTGCACTCCCAGTGCTCCCAGCGGAACTCGTCCATGAATATCGTCGCCTCCCCCTCGTACTGGTCCCACGGGTGGTTTCCCGTAGGGACGCAGTAAACTCCACCGGATTCCGAGAGTCCGTCGTTCATCATGACTGCGTGTGTCTTGCCTATGCCAGACGGGCCCCAGATGATCATCATCTCTATCTGGCGCTGCGCTGGCGGCTCTGGCCTCGCCATGTACACTGCTCTCTCGATCCCAGCGTGGTACTTGATGAACTCCTCCGTGTGCTCGACTGCGATCGTCCTCGCTGAAGCTCCTTCTCTCACCCTCTTCGCTACGGCTTCTAGGTCAGTGCGGCGGCCTTTGATACCAGAACCCCCGTCGTACGTTCCGAACTCCTGCCAGGGCTCGAGGACGCCTTCCTCCTTCTTGCAGTACGCCTGGTTCTCCTCTTCGGTTCCGCGCGCTATTTCGAGGTACGCACGGCCTCCGAGCAGCCTCTCTGCAGACTTGAACGTCTTGCGGCACTTCCACCTGATGTAGCCTTGCAGGTGCGGCGTGTGCGTCTGGTCGCCTTCCTCCAGCACGTAGATCATGTACGCCATGTGCTGCTCGAGGAACTGAGGGCGATTAGGGCCAGGGTTGTTTATCGTGAAGATCATGCGGTTGTACTTCTTGGGGGAGGCCATTTGAGCTAGTGATAAGAAAAGGAAAAATATGATATCACACATGCCTTTTAAACCAGTTATAGATATAGTAAAAAAAGCCCTATTATGGGCTATCATTCCATCCCAACTCACACCAATTCTAAAAATAACACATACCCAAACAAAAATACATACCCAAACAATAATAGATAAGGAAGCCCCCCGCTTGCGGGGGGTTGGGGGGCAAACAGTGGAGCGGGTCTGGCCTGGCTAGCGCGTGGCGTAGCCGGAGCGCAGCGGAGGCGGAGCGCGCTAGCCACTGGCCAGGGGACCCGCGGAACACAGTAGCATCGCGTTGGGACTAAAACAGGACATGGAGTGGAACGGACACTACCGTTCCACAAGTGGGTAAAGTA